CAGGTGTGTACTTGCCGCCAGTACCGGTAAAGCCGCCCTTGTCGAACAGCCCTATGCCGCCGCTTGCCGCTAGCTGTGCGGAGCCGCCAAAGCCAGCGCCTGTGATTAGCGACAGCCACGAAGATCCACCAAGACCGCCAGCGGCACCCATATTCTGGGTGATCGCTGCCAAGCCGGAATTGAATCCGCCGAGCCCGTTAACTGCACCAGCTGCAGTTTCGCCCATCTTGGCAATCTGGGTGTTGAACTTGGCGACGTAGGAGTTTCCGGTCGTGCCAAGAATGTCCGCGCCCATGCCGCCCTTACCGACAGATCCGGGGCCACCAAACCAAGCCTGGGCCGCGCCGCTTGCGCCGAACTTGTCGGCGTAGCCACCGAAGCGGTGGTTGAAGATGGCGTCCTGCGCGGACCTGTCGCCAAGAAACTCACTTGCCGACAGCCGTCTTCCGAGAGCGGCCTCGGACCAAGGGCCGATATTGTTGCCCATGACCTGATAAGCGCCGTACGCTCGGTCGCCATTGCGAGTAACCGGGCCAAGTGCGCCGTAATTGCCGCCGCTTTCGATAGCCTGGATGGCCTTGGCATACATTCCTATATTGCCCACAGCCGGCAGGGCCGACCGCGTCACAGCCCCGACAGGAGCCGCAAACGTCGTGGCTGCGGAAGATGCAACGGCAGCAATGCCACCGCTCTTGCCACCACCACCAAGGAGAGCCGAAGCAAGAGCGCCGCCGATCTGCTCAAAGAGGCTGTCCAGCGACTTTTGCATGGCATTGGCTGCGGCGTTCTTGACCGCATCAGCGAAGGATTCGCCGATGCTTTTGCCGCCAGTGAGAATGCCGCTGCTGAATTCCGATAGGAACGACTGCGTAAGGTCGGAAAGCTCTTCCTGCTGGAACCTGTTGCGGATCATCGCGGCATTGTTGCCGCCAAGATCCTCATCAAGTCCGTAAGACCGCAGCCGCAGCTTAACTGCCTGCTCCTGCTTAGAGAGGCCGGCGAATGCGGAGTCGTCCAGCAAGTCCTGTTGCAGCTTGGCCTGGGACAAGGCTTGCGAGTACTTGCTGTATAGCTCGACCTTCTTCTCGATTTCAGCACGCTGTTCGGCGCTGAGAGATCGGCCCTTGTCTTCCGCCTGTTGCAGGAGTTCAAGCCGGAAGCGCGCTGCGTCGGTCTGGACGCCGTACTGGCCAGTTAGGTCCGCCTCAAGCTGCAACTGCGCGATACGATCGTCAGCGCTCTTGATCAGATCGCGGTAGGCGTTCGCGGCACGCTGCGCGGCCGTTTCTGCCTTCTTCTGCTCCCCAGGCAAGCCATCCAACTCGATGAGCGGCCTGCGCTCTGGGACAGGACCACTCTCGGGCAGGCGAAAGCCGCCGCCCTGAATTGCACCGTCAGCACTGCGCTCTACGCCGCCGTAAGTTCCGCGACTCGGAAAACGTGACGTGCGCGCGATGGCTGCATCTCGGTCGAACTTCTGCGCGCTGCGTGAGGCAGCGTCGATCGCTGGGACGAGCTTCTTGAATATCTCCAGATACGCTTCAAGCTCAGGGCTAGCGTTGTTCTTGACAATCTCCGCGAGCTCTTCGTGTGCCCGCTTTGCAAGGTCGACAGACGCCTTACCCTCGTCAATACCCTTCGTCAGCTCGTTGAACGTTGCCTGGAGCTTGATGACTTCGGATGCGTCTTCGCCCATTTGCGAGATACGCGACACGATGTCCGACATCGTAATGTCAACGTCACCAAGTTGCTTGCGCAGGTCGTCCCACAGTGCGCTTTTGCCGACGTCTAGAGCGGCCGAAAGATCCTTTTCGCTCGTAATACGATCCCGCTCTTCGCTGTACGCCTTCAGCGCCGGTAGAGCGTCACCCCACTTGGTGACAACGGCTTGTACGAGCTCAGCCTCTTTTTGCAGCGTCTTTTCAGATTTCTCGCCGCCTAATTCCAGCGAGCTGAAATACTGGATAGCCGCCGCACCGCCAGCCACAAGACCGATGGTGACGAGCGAAACAGGGCTGATAAGAGACGTAAACGCCGCGGCCAAGCCTGCAACGACCTGCCTGCCGTTGCCCATGGTGCTGAGAACGGACGAAAGCTGCGTTCCCTGCTGCAATGCAATCTGCAGCGGATTCATGCCCATCGCCGACGTTACGGCAATGTCTTGAAACTGTGATGCAATGTTGGCGGTCTGGAACCCTTGCGACGAGCCACCCAGCGGCGTGGCTGCCAATGCAGCATTCCTGCCTTTGATCGCAGCAGTAGACGCCAGCGCAGCCTGACGCTCTCGCTGAATGGCCGAAGTCATCTCATTTGCAGAGATGGCACCGATCGAGTGCGCGCGTTTAATATCGGCAACCGCAGCCTTGTAGTTGTTGATCGTCGCGAAAAGCGGCGAGTAGCGAGCGCGAAGACGCTCAAGCTCCTTGCCTTGATCGGCTAAGGCGCCGCTCCACTCCTTGGCGCCGCGGGCGCCGATTCCGACCATGCCGTCGATGCGCTTTTGCAGCGCTGTCGACATGGATTTATCTATGCCGTTGCCGAGAGCATTGAACTGTTTTTCGACCTTGCCGGTGGTCGACGAAATGTCTGCCTCGAGCCGCTTTAGGCTCCTTTTGACCGTTGCAAGGTCCGTGCTGATGGAAATTACAAGATCATCTGTCTTTTCAACCATCAGTCGTGTATCCTAAGAAAAAAGAAAAGCCCGCACGAACGGGCTTAGGGGGATTGCAAATGAACGGATGGTTGAAGTCGCTTGTAGCGACAGCATGCATCGTGATTATCGCGGGCAGCGCCTGGTCTGCCCTTGGCGAGATGGGTCATTGGGTCGGGCGCTGGGCAGAGGTGCAACGAGCGAACGATCAAGAAAATGAGCGCACCGCGAGCAACGACCTATACGTCAAGTGCAGGGACTCCCTCCACAGCAGTGCGCTAGGGGAGGCAAAGAGGCTTCGGGATTGGTGCAGGCAGAACGACTACATCACTTACGCTGAACAACTCAAAGCCGAGGGCGCTCCTGACTAACCATACTTCGCCAGCAGTGCGTTCATCTCCCCGCCAGACGGGGCGCTCTGCTCACCTTCCGCGCCATTTGCTTCATTGCGGCCGTGGATTGCCTCAAAGAACTCGGTAAGGGAGGCGTCCCAAAAATCAGCGGGACGCCAGCCGAGACCACCGAGCGCAATGCGCATCCAGTCGCGCCAGGGGAATGGCGCGCTTACTTCGTCGCGTCCGCGACCGCTTCGACGTTTCCCTCTTCACCATCATCGAAATGATGTGCGAGAGCGGCGTTGAATGCTGCGGCGCAGTCCTTAAAGTGCTTCAGCTTGAGCTTCTGAATCGCAGCAAGCCGATCGCCCTTGATGGTCAGCAATTCAATGCCAGCCAACACAGCGGCCGCCTCAACGCCAGACAGGCGCATGAAGAGATCCTGAAAGGACTTGCAATCCAGCCTCGTCGACACAGCGGCGAGGCCACCCATTGTGGCGGCGATGACTAGTTCAACGCCGTCGATCGTCAGCAGAACTTCGCCGCGGGCGCCGTTCACCATTACGCTCTCCTCTTTAGCCATGGATTACACCTCAGCCGTAAAGGTCAGCTCTCCGGCCGCGACAAAAGTCGCGCTGAATTCCATGTTCGGCTCAACGTCGCCAGAGAATTCAAAGTCCGTGACCATCCAAGAGCCCTCGTAGGTGCCGTCGCCAGGAACGACGACCTGCGCATTGAAGGCGCTGGACGCGCGAACAAAGCCCATGAAGGTCGTCATTGCGGCGCCGGCGACGAACGCTCCAGAACCAGAGAAGGTACGATTCGAGATGCCGGGACGGCTGGTCTTCTGTACCGGGCCGCCAGGATTAGTGCAGCTCGGCACAGTGGTGTCGATCTCGTTCGCCGACATGTTGAAGCTGCGCGTCTTCAGGCCGCAGAGGTTGCTGAAGACTTCCGGCGTAGCGCCGTCGCCGATTTTGATGAGAAGCAGTCTGCCAAGTTGCTGACCAGTTGCCATGTGTTAGGTTCCTTCATATGAAAAACCCGGCACATGGCCGGGATGATGTTGTGTGGTTTTGGTGACCGCAGCGGCGCTGCGGGTTCTACTGCTAGGGCTTCTCGACGCTCGCCACGAAGTCGATAACAGCGTGACTGGTCAGCCCATCTGGGTCTCGGAAAACCCGCGTCTGACGGTGCATGATTGAGATAAGGCGATTTGTTGCAAGCGTGATCGGAGCTAGGTGCAGGCTTTCCGCGACGGCGTCGGCGAGCTGCTTGGCTACCGGGAATCCGACCTTGCGGGACCAAGCGTGCATGGTTAAGTAGACTTCGCCGCCCTTCACACACGTGGCGTCGTCACGCAAAAACTGCGCTTCGCCGATCGTGACGTACGATTCCTTCGGGGTGGCGAATGCCGTGTCTGGGGGCTGGTCATAAACGCCGTTGGCTAACGCCATGACTGCGGCATCAGCCTTCAAGCGTGCAACAATCGCGCCCTGCAATTCAAATTCTGGACTGGCCATCAGCGCTTTCCTTGTGCTTCCCGCACGCCCTTGTTGACGGCCGCCAGCAGCTTGCGCCTTGCTGCCTTGCGGTAGGCTCGCCATGTGTGGAATACGTGCGGCTGCGCTGCTGTGCCGGGATGCATGTGCGATTCGCCGCTAAAGCTGATGTTGCCGCCACCCGGAGCGACATTGTGCGGAGCGGTCCCGAACTCCAAAAAACGCCAAATGAACTTGGCAAAGATGCCGGCGGCGTCCTTGTCTTTCGTCTGCGTCACGCCGACTTGCCGCTTGTCTGGGTTGTCGGCTAGGCGGGCACCTTGAATGCTGGCTGCGTAGTCGCCAGTTGCTCCGCGTGGTGCCTTGGCGGCGATCCGCGTGGCGGCTTCCTTCGCGATCTCGAGCTTTGCCTCCGCCGCGTGTTTCTCGACAGCGGGCGCCAACTCGTTCAGCCTGCGCGTCAGGGCTTCACGGCCCAGAACCTTCGCCTTCAGCGCCATTACGTAGCCACCCCATCGTCGACAAGCAAATCAAGCCAGGCATTCTTCTGGTCTGGGTTGGTGACGGTTCTGATATTCATGACGCGCGACGCGTTGCGGGCATCTACGATTCGCCATGAGGTGGTCACCTCGCGCGCAGCAACGCAACTGCGAATTCGAAGCGTGTAGGGCTGCACGCCAACCAGCCTGGCTGCCTGCACAGGCTCACCGCCTCGCAGCGGGATCAGTTCGGCGGCCGTGGTGAAGACTGTTTCGAACGGCCCCGAGATTTCATTGCCGTAGGAATCGTCAACGAGCGATCGTTTCTGAAAGTGCAGCCTTTGGTGCATGCGGCCGGCGCTTGGTTTCTTGGCCATCCATGTTCTCCTTGCGAGGCGCGGCAATCTTCACTGCAACGCCCTTGCTGATGGCCTCTTCGGCGCAAGTCCTCGTGACGTTGAGCGCCATCCCGGCTTTGTAGGCGATGGTGAAGCCAGGCTGGACCCAGTTGAAGTTGGCGCTGAACCTCACCCAAGCCATTAGGCGAGCGTCACGCCGGGGTCTTGGATGTCGACGGAAAGAACGCTCGTGCTCTTCGCAATGCCGATCTGGACCGCGTCCATGCCGGCCACAAGGTCTGCGCGGGGGCAAATTCCGCCTGCGGTTCCGCTGAGCCAGTAATCGGTGCCCGCGACCAGCGGGGCTCCGACGGTAATGTCGCCGCTTTTGTGGATTGACACCGGCTGGTCTAGCGAGGCGCCGTTCAGCGCGAGGCCGTGGACCGCACGCGTTCCAGTCCCGTTGTTGTCCGAGAGCATCCACTTGTTCGTGGTGGAGCTCAGAAAAATAGCTTGACCAGCTGTAATCGTCTCGCCGGCAGTGCCCGTGTCGCGCGTGGAATTCGTACCACCAACTACGAGGGCGGAATTTATGCTCAAATCGGCCATAGAATGTCCTTTTCAGTCAGGCCACCCGGCCGACTCTGTAGCGTTCAAGAATTGATGCGACGCCCAGCGGCAACTCAGCCAAGCCGCCGTCCGATACCGCCTCACGGTTCTCGTAGAAGTGGCCAACAAGCAGCAGGAGCGCCCATCGGAGATCCTGCGGCAACGTTTCATGGCCGCATTCAAATGTGACCTTCACCGCTCCCGGTTCGCACGTGATAGACGGCCACGATGTGTCTCGCGCTGGCCAGATCCGCAGTGGCTGCTGGTCCAAGTCGTAGCGCAGACCCGACACAGGTTGTTCGGCGCCAGCACCGTCACGGTACGTGACTGACGTGACGCCGGTCACCGGACCAAGCGGAACGACGATCTCACAAGGAAAATGGTCAAGCGACAGCCGCCAGGTCTGCGAAAGCAGCGCAATGCCAATGCCGTTCGGACCTTCGATCGACGCTTCCGCGGCTGCAATCATAGACGTGATGTCATCGTCGTCATCGTCGTGGAATACGCGCAGATGGCGCTTGGCCTCCGCGAGGGTCACGGCCGGTCCTGCCGGCGCAACCGTTCTGACCAGCCGTGTCCATTCGTTCATTTGCGTCGCCTTTTAGTGGCTGTCTCGAGTGCCGGCCGCACAACCGCTGTCTCTGGGGCGGGTACAGCAGCGGCGGTCTCTTCAACGGGCTCGCACTTGCGCTCCCATCCAGCGCCGACCTTCGCAGCAAATACGTCGGCTTCGACGACCTGCCCCCAGCCAAATGAAAAGCCGTGGCCTGCCATACTGGACGTAACTTTAACTTTCATGAGGTGGTCGGGAGGCCGAAGCCTCCCGCTCCCTATTTACGATGCGGCGTGCTGCAGAACTTTCACCGCTCCGGCATCGAGCAGCTCGCCGTCGAGGCGGGTGAAGCCGATGAAACCGGTCTGGTCAAAGTCCGCATACCGCTCGACGAGGCGGCGGATCGCGAATTCACGAACCATGCGGACGACGTAGCGGTTGAACGCGCCAAACGCGACGGACTTGTTGGATGCGCCGATTGCAGCCATCGCCTGGTTGATGCTGTAGGGCTTATCGAGAATGGTCGCCGGGGCACCAGTCCTCACATCGGCAGGCTGCCAGATATAATTTCCGGTGACCGTATCCTTGATCTTCCGAAGGGATTTGAGCGTACCGTCGTTGAACATGAAGCGTACCGACGGATCGTCGCGGTAGGCGGGATCGACGGCGTGGTACAGCTCGATCATGTCGTCGAAGGTGAGTGCAGCGGCAGCCGCAACGCCGGTCACAGCAGTTGCCGCCGTGACAATGCCGTTCGGCTTCGCGGAACCATCGCCGACGGTAAGATGGCGGTTGCCGATACGGCCGATGCGTTCAGCCATTGCGGAACGTACGGTCCCTTCGACGTCGATAGCCGAATCCTGCAGAAGCTCGGCGGAGACAAGCACGACACCAGAGGTATACTTGTATGCCTCAAGCGTCTTCGTGCCGAACGCCACCTCGGTCTCGGTGACCTGTGTGTTTTCGCCGATGAGCGAGCCCTCATTGGAGGTGTCGTCCATCGTCGGCCACGGGATCGAATTGCCGGCGGTTGTGGTCAGGACGCGAGTAACGCCCGGATCCAGCATCGGACCCCAAGCCTTCAGCGACTTGACGAGCTCAGCCATAAAGCCTTCCGGCACAAGGTAACCGCCCTTGGAGTCGGTGCCGACCGCCTGAGCGCGCATTTCCCGAACGATCTTACGCTGCTCCGCCGGCATGTCTTCCAGGCCGTGTCGCAGATAGCTCCGGAAGGCCGCGGCGCGTGCTTCGCCGGCGTTCCCCTGCTGGCCGCCTTGTACCGACCGGTCTTCGCCAGTGGGGCGGCGGTCGTCCGCGGCGTTCAAGTCGCGCTCGCGGGCCTCCAGAGCCTCTTCACGCTTGATGCGCGCTTCAAGGCGGTCGTATTCGGCCATAGCGGAGTCGTGCTGAGATTCGAGTTCGGCGACACGTGCTTCTGCGGTGTCGTCCTTAATATCGGCCAGCAGTGCGCGAGCGTCAGCAACGAGTTTCTGCTGCTTTTCGCGCAGTTCAGTAATCTTGGACATAGAGTCTCCATACGAAAAGAGCCCGCGCAGGCGAGCTCAATGGGATCAGTTCTTTTGGTGGGTGACAGCGCTTGGTCAGCGCGTGCTGCGGACCCTGAGATCAAGGTCCATTTTCAGGCGGGCTCTGTGGGCCGCCCTGCTTACCGGCGCTGCCGCCGGATCTGTGTTTTCTTCGTTGGAAGAACGAGCGTCCCGCCACTCTTGCAGCGAACGCTTTCCGAGCTCGGTATCGTCGTAGGCTGGCCACGCGACCGCCGACACCTCGTAGAGTTCGACCTTGTGAATGGTGCGGATTGGCATCTCGCCAGTCTCGTCCCACTCATCATGCTTCACGGCAAAACCGAAGCTCATCCCAGAAATGTCGCCCCGCTCGACAAGCGTCCAAAGATCGTTGCCGTCGGTCGTATCAGGAACATCGACCTCTACGGCCAGGCCACGGGAATCCTCTGACAAGCGGAGCGTGCCGCTCTTGGTGCGCCCGATGACCCGACCGGCATCGTGGTCGACTAGCGCTCTGACGTCGCCGCCAATCGCTTCGGCAAAAGCCCCGGGCGCGATGCGCTCGATCCACCAGCCACCGATATCGGCACTGACGTCGAAGACAGCCGCATACCCAACCAGGGTCCGCTTTTCGTCTTCGGCGCGGGTCTCAACGCCGAGCGTGCCGCCACGTTTCTCGATCTTCGTCATGCGGCTTGTGCCTCGTCGTCGGGGTTGTTGTCGTTGGCTGGCTGCTTCGCGACCATGCTTTGCATGCCCAGAGGAACAGTGGCGCCTTGGATATGAAGCTTTTCCGCTTCGCCGCCATGTTTCGGCCAATTCTCCATCGCGCGCACCTCATCGGGTGTGTAAATGGCGTTCTGAATGCCCTTGGCGTAGCCTTCCATGCGGGTGCGGAACTCGCCGCGAAGCAATCCGTCGATATTGAATTCGCAGAATTTGGTGCGGTTACGCGCCGAAAACAGCTTAAGGTTTAACTCCTGCTCCCACGCCTTAACCCACTGGGAAATCAGGTGCTTCGTCAACGCGAGGTCTTGCTGTTCCGTATTGCTGAACGTGCCGTGTGTCAGGTCCTGCAGGAAGACCGGCGGAAGGCCGTAAATACGTGCGATCTCCTCGATCTGCATGCGGCGGGACTCCACCATCTGCGATTTATCCGGATCGACGCCTACGGCCTTCAATTCATGCCCTGTCGGCATGATCATGACGTTTCGACGCTCGGCGTTGGCGTCTCGAACGGCCTTCTCGACGTCCTGCGACGCCCTCGCGGCCGCAGCCGGCGAGGGCATCGGCCCATAAAGCGCCAGCGGAGGCACGCCACCGTTAGAAAAGAATTTTCGGGCGTACTCATCCAGCGCCAGCGCGAGGCCAACTGCACCCTTCAGCTTCGTCACCGGATCGACGTGCGAGACGCCGTCTGGCTTCAGCATGAAAGTCAGGTCGAGGACTTCGTTGGCTGCATAGGTGACTTTCCGCCCGCCGTCATCGTAGTGGTAAAGCTTGCGGCCGCTCTTGCGCTCGATTGTCAGCTTGTCGGTGTCGAGGGGCCAAATGTTCATCACCCTGCCGGCCTTGTTTCGCTCAATAAACGAAACACCGCGGCCACGCAGTAGCACGTTGATCATCGTGCCCTTACGCCACATGAATGACGTGAGTTCGTCGTTCGGCGCGTCATGCAGGATGCCGTACAGCGGATCTGATTCGACCGTGTCGCGTCCGTTCTCCGACTTTCGAAATACCTGCAGAGGCAAGCTGGCGATCGTGTTAGCTATGAAGTTTACCGCACACCACACCGCCGGCACCTCGAGCGCCGTTTCGTGCGTCACGACAACGCCCGCTACGCCGTGCCACTCGCCCATAAGCGTGCGCCAGGCATTGACGTCGGAGAGCGGAACGCTCGGGTTTTCCAGGCTCGCCCGCGTTTCCGCGGCGGCTTTTCTAAAGGGCCACATCAAACCACCGCTATTTTGAAATTGGGATCTTCCCAGGGAGAAGGCGCTTCCGCTCCGCCGAATGCGCGCAGGTGCAGCCCGAGGCACATGATTAGCGCGATTGCGCCATCTATCTTGTTTTCGGGGCGCTCTTTGCGCGGGTAAACGTTCTCTTTTGCGTCGTAATGACCGACGACATTGCCAATCATCCACGACAGCGGGTCGCGTGGCCCGTAAGGATGGGCGATCTTTCCGGAGCGCATAAGAGCGTCGAGTTCTTTCGTCGGCTCGGAGAAGTTTTGAACCGTCTGGCGATACTCAATGACGTTGGCGCCCTGCTCGGCCAGATGGTTGGCCATCTGCTGAGCCTGCCAAGGGTCGTATGCGATTTCGAGAACATGGAATCGACCAGACATCTCGATGATGTCCTGCTCGATTCGGTCTATGTCGATTACGTCACCTGGGGTGGCGATGAGCTTTTGCTCAGCCTCCCAACCACGATATGAATCGTTACGGCTTTCAATGATCGCCTGCTCCGGAACGTAAAAGCGGGCGAACGGGTAGACCTTGCCGTCGCGTTCAAAAAGCGCGACAGCCGCCGCGATATCCATCTTCGACGCCAGGTCGACTGCAATACGGCAAGGCTCACCAACGAAGTCCTCGATATCGAGCTCTTCGTCAAAGCATCGATCCCACGCGCGCATGTCGTAAAGCGCCTCGTTCGTCTGGATCCAGACGTTCAGGTGTTTTGTCAGAAAGCTGGCCTGAGATGCGGGCGATGACATCGCCTTACGGCAAAGCGCTGCAATGTGCTCCGGCTCGACGGATACCCCGTAGTTCGGATTCGCTTTTCGCCAAGTCGCCTCTTCGGTCCAATCGTCGTCCTTGTCGATTGTGTAGATAATTCCGAAGTAGGTGTCGTCCTGCGCGGTGCCCTTGAGGATGTTGATCGTGTAGGCGCGATGCTCGTAGCAAATACCTGTCTTGTCGGCGCCCGCCGTTGTGATGGCCCAAACCATTGACTGGTTGCGCTTGCCGGCGCCCGTTTCGATAGCGTCGTAAACGCTCCGGTCGCGGTGGGCGTGCAACTCATCTATGAGGGCGAAGTGAACGTTTTTGCCGTCGAGGGAGTCGGCGTCTGCGGAAAGCGCTTCAAAATAGCTGTTCGACCGCATCTGAATAATGCGGTGCGCCTCAACATCGATGCCGAGCGCCGTCCGCAACGCGGTAGCGCGACGAAGCATCGCCTGCGCAGCCGAAAACGCGACCTTGGCTTGTTCTCTTGTGCGTGCCGCCGAGTAGACTTCGGCTCCGCCTTCTTTCTCGCCAAAACCGCAGTATAGCGCTGGACCGTCAGACAAGGTCGTCTTGCCGTTGCCACGAGGCACTTCCGTATAGGCGCGACGGTATCGACGCTTGCCATTGTCGTGCCGCAGCCAGCCGAACGCGGTCGTTAGAATGAACGACTGCCACGGCTCGAGCGTGAGGTTCTGGCCTGCGAGCGGCCCTTTGATGTGCGGGAGGAAGCAAGTGAACTTGCAAACACGCTCCGCAGCGTCATGGTCGAAGTAATACAACCACCCTTCAGCGCTCACGGATCGGGTAATATCATCCAGCTGCCGCTGGCACGCCTGCTGTACGTACTCGCACGCTGGAATGCGGCCTCCAACCACATCAACAGCATAACGGTAGCCGGCCGCAACGTGCGGATACTTTTCAGCATCAATGGCATATTCCATGATCTCACTTGAAATCCGCGTAGGGGTCAGCCTCCGGCTCCTTGGCGCCAGGCGCCTGAACCTTGCTACGATCGGTCGGGCTAAAGCCGAGTTTGGCCAGTGCGGCGATCAGTTTGGAAATGCCGCCACCATCGAGTCCGTTCTTGCGAAACAGCGCCATCAGCTTGACGGCAATCTCGAGCATCAGCCGGTCTGCGTCGGTGAGCCAAAAACCATAGCCGGCGAGCTCATCCCAAAGCGTCCGCTCATCAGCGTCGAAGCATTCGGGCGCAGATCCGACTGGGCCAGTCGGCTTGGGCTCGCCGCTACGCGCCTCTTTTCGCTGCGGATCCTTCTTGAAGGCGCCCTTCAATTCGAGGGCAGCCGTCGGCTTCCTCGGCCTTGCCATGGCACCAAACTCCGATTTTCAAATTTTGCGGATGTGAAATTTTTCTTAGGCCGCCGGTTCGCGGCTGAACGGGCTGAGCGATGTTCCCCGCCCCTCCCCGCCGCGCTCCTCGCGCTGCTTGGCACTGTTGTGATGATGGGCGCAGAGGGACTGGAACGGACCGGACCAGAAGAGTTCCTCGCTGCCGCGGTGGGGCGTCACGTGGTCACAGACCGTTGCGGGCTCGACGATCTCATCCTCAAGGCACATGACACAAAGAGGATGCGCACTTAGCTGCGCCTCGCGGATCGATCGCCAGCGTTTCGTGCCGTACCAGGCGCGCCAGGGCGTGTCATATCGGTTGCGATCGGCATCACGCTTGCGCTCTTTGGCCGTGCGCTGTGATGGAGGGCGGAATGGTTGGGCGCGTGATGGCAATGGAACCTGCGATTCTCGTCTGCGTTGTTTCCCCTGCACGAAGGAGACCTCTGATGGCAGACGACAAGACCAAGACCGCAGCGGATCGCCGACTGGTTGCCGGCACGCAGAAGTACGAGCTCGACTACTTCGCGAAGAAGCACGGCATCACCGCCGCGGACGCACGCCGCATCATTAAACAGCATGGCAACGACCGCGACGCTGCCGACAAGGCGGCAAGCCGTTTGAAGGGCTGAGCGATCGTGTATGATGCGAAGGAAACTCGGGGCTTCAAATGGCAAGTGTTCTTAATCAGGCGCTGGTTGACTTAATCAGCGAGCAAATCAAGCAGCGCCATGTGACCGAACTCCGCCGTGCTCTCGACTGGCAACGAGATCACCATGCATGCGGAGTTCACGGTCGGCCGCGACTTCATAATCTATCGGACGACGAAGGATAGCAGCGGCAAGTGGGCGATGACCCCGTTCGCTCACATCGTTCAGCTGATCGTTTAAGCGCGCCACGTCCAGCTCTTACAGCTGGCCTTTGTGCGAGCGCCCCTCCAGCCTGGGATTGTTACCGAGGCACATCGGCAGTCTTCATCGCTTCCCGACCGCCGATGAGCTATGCTGATGAACATCGGGATTTGTGGGGAATCGACTTGACACAAAAGCTCACGGATAGCCTTTTCGCCCTTGCTTCATTCAAAAATAGGTTTGAGCCAGCCTTGGTGGTCATGAAGCGCTACACCCACGACGATGACCTCAAGTGGACCACGTCCAACTATCTATTGCTCACGCTTCACGGTTTCTTAGAAGAGTGGAGGATTTTCAATCGTCTTGCGGCCAACGAGCCAAGCGTAAGAAGAACATGTGAGATAACTTCGGCAGCGATGAAGCGAGTGAAATCCTGGCACGGATTAGAGCACTTTCGTAACGGTATGTTAGCTCATACGACGAGGACGCACGCCGGTAATCTCACTGACATTCGCGGTCTGCTTGCCTCGTTTGGCAGCCTGAATCATGCCGAAACCATGCTAATAGCTGAACTTGCTAATATTTGCACAGCGGTGGCTTTGAGGCGCCACGCGGCGATCTACGAGCCGGCAAAGGAGAAGTATCTTGCATCCGCACCTGGCAACCTAAGGAGCATCGGCATTGAGACGAAGGGTGAATTCCTTTCGGAACTTCACGAACACTGGTCAAGAATTGTCTCGGCGCAGCCAGATTTAGGTGACCTAATGGTGAAGCACCCATGGCCGTGATTGGAAGCGGCCAGCTCAACCACTTAGGGGAGCCGGCCGCACGATCGCCTCGTCGCGAGAGGAGGAGCGCGCCGAGGCAATAAGGTATAGTTACGCCCGGCTCACACGTGGCCGAGCGTCCGTCGCAACTCATTTGTGCGCCCGGAAGGGTGTGGGATGGAGCCGGCGCCCCATCCCTTCACCCTTGTAGGGTCATGACTTGCGAGAAACTTCCCGCCTCTCCGGTTCGGCGCCGTATTCCGCCAGTTCCATGGCTTTGAGAAAGTTGTCGTTCGCAGCCCGCAGGAGGCGGCGCCCTGCATCGACTGCATGCCGCCCTTTGTAGCCGCGCTTCTCTCCAAGCTCGGCTAGACTCTTGGCGCTCATCGCTTCGGTGAGCACTCGAACATGCGAGTCTTGCATTGCATCGAGGCCTCGCTGGAACTTCTCGCGGTTCTCCGTCTCGGTATAGATATCTTCCCACGCCTGGGAGCCACTTTCGCCGTTCTTGCCCTTACGACCTCCGATGAAGAGCTGACGGAGGTTAGTCGGACCCGCTGGAAAGCCGTCGGGGCATTTGGTCACTGGCGCAGTTGACTTGGCCATTGCGTCCGCAAGCATCTGCCGGTCCTGTGCCTTGGTCGTCACCTCACGGTCTTGTTTTCGAGAGCGAAATTTTGGCGGTTTGGCCGTGCGGGCGGCACCGACCATCCATCTGTAGTGCGAGTTGCTGCCAGATGCGTCCTCAGCACCGCCCTTGTCACGGGTGCTTCTTTCTTTCGTCCCGAGCATGGCACCAACGGGCATTTCAATCTGTGCGTCAACGACCTTGTCCATCACGAGTTTTTGGCCCTTCTCAGTCTGGGATCCGTCACTGAAGCGAAGTTTCCCGATCCGAACAATGACTTTGTGCTCGCCGCCGTCCTCATCGACGTGGGTGCCGTACTCGAAATCACCGTCGACCGGAATCGCGTGAAGTTCCCTGCCCGCTCGCTGTGCCTCATGCCGACCGCCGGCCAACATCATCGGCTCGGCCCGATACCTTACGACCACCTTGGCGAACGAGTTTTCTAGCTCCTGTTCGGATGGAACGTACTCGACCGCACGTTCCGCGCCGAATCCCTCTTCAGGCTGTTTGTTATCGTTGGCAGGTGCCAGTCTCCAATTGGTCGACATTTCTGGAGAGGGGTCTGCGGGCACACCTTCGGCGACGCCTGTTGGACGGCTACGCATCGCGAGCAGCGCAGATAACTCGGAGAGATCTCGGTGGCGGGGCTTCTCTGTCTTTGGCTTCCGGCCAAATATTTGATGATCATGTTTCGGTGCAGTCGCGCGCCAGGCTTCGACGGCAGCGCGATGTTCGGCGGTAGTACGTTCGGTCATCATTTCCCCCTCGTTTTCCGATTTCGGTAGCGCGATAGAGCCGCCTCGCCCTTTGCGGACAGCGGCAGGCTGTAGGTGAGGTCGTCATTCCGTTTCCAAGGCCCGAACATTTTCCGAGCTTCGAGTATCAATTGTGTCCGGTCATCGACGCGCCGGTGGATGCTATTGCGACCGCTTCCCAAGAAATCGGCCTGGGCCTTGGTCAGACGCAGCTCCTTGCTCGACCACTTCATCGAATGGTCCTCGGTTCGGGCAGGTTGATTGCGTCGATCTCGACCGTGAGTTGGTTCGGCATTCCAGGCGCCTCCTCGAAGTTTGCGACGATCGCCTGACGAACCCGCTCGCCATGCTTGCGCATTTCCTCGAGAGCGGCCTCGTGGTCGATGGTGCTTTCTCTCAAGGGGCCGACCACATTCTCGTGGCAAGCCTCGAAACCGCGTCGGAACGCATCGTCGGCGATAAAACGGATTGCTTCCCGTGCCGCCTCTAAGGCAGTGTCGACGTCGCATACTCCATCGGCATCAGCGTCGAGGCGTTCGATCATTGCGGCGAACGCGCGGAGGTAGCGGTCGGTGTCGCGTTCCTCTTCAACCAGGTGGGGGGTGTTGGTCAGGTGATACTCGAACAGGTTCATGAGTTCACCGCGTCGTCGAGCAGAGGCGCGAGATGGTAGCAAACCGAGGCCCGGTAGGTTGTCGGCCAATGCTCTGGCATCTCCGCCATCGCCATCGCAGCGCCGTGAGCTGGCGTGCTGGGATTGTGCTTTTCGAAGGCTGCCCGAATGGCGGGCCCATCATAGAGTTGAATCCAGCCTTGACGCGGAGCGTCTACCGCCTCGACAGCGTCGTAAAACTTACCGATAGCGCGGCGAATGCGGGCAACGTCTTCTGCGGTGGCCGCAATGTCGTGCTTGGCTGCGAAAGCTTCTGCTTTGTTCATCTCAATAACCTCCAAGTTCCGTTCGTTCGATCCAATGCCATTCCCATGTTCGGTGCGTCTCGCACCACACCAACGCAAGTTGCTCGTCGCCGGATATTTCATCGAGACTGTCCACCTGACTGGTGTCCAGTCGGTGGATGATCTTTCGACCGTTCTTCATTTCAGTCACTTCGATCATTAGTAACTCCTCCTTCTCGCGCGTGATTGATGGGGGTATTTGGGCATCAAAAACCATCTCGGGGGTGTATCCCCGTAATTAGTGTACCCACTCTTATATATATTGTTGTTTTTATTATATTTTTGCATGAAAGACTGGGTGAAAGGGTGGGTGCAAGGGTGGGTGCAAGACCGCCGGAAGGCCGGGGGAAATTTGCCGTCGGTTTTTGCCAGTAGCCGATTTTGCACCCACCCTTTACCCAGTCTTTCACCCGGGCAAATCCCCGGTCTTTCACCCACCCTCGGCGGGCAGAATGACTGCCCCGTCAGGGAGCGATTCAGCAGACCAAAACCTCACCTTCGACTGACCGCTTTCAGTCGTGAGCTTTGCGAGGTGCACCTCTCTCGCCTGTCGCAGCATCGCCAGGATGTCTTCAAGGCGGCGCTTATCGATCGCGCCCCTCAAGTTTTTTACGATGTCACGCAGTGTGATGCCCGCGTGTCCACGGCGCGTGACTTGCTGGCGGACACGCAGATATTCAGCCGCCCGTTCGTTATCGGCGATGTTGGCATCCGCACCGCGAAGGATCACGTTGAGGCTGTGCTCAGCCACGGCATTGGCCCAATCTTGGATTTCGCGAGTGATGACGGGCTCTTTCGGATCGCAACCCACGGCGACAATCAACGCGAGCCTGGCGGCGTTCTCGCCGACGCGGTTTAAGATCGGCCGATACTGCGGATCGATGGTTTTCTTCATCGCTCGGATTCGGTCGTCGAACTCTTCGAAGATGTCGTCTACGCCCGGCGCCCAGTCCGCGGTCATGATGGGGTGCGGCTTCTCGTCGGACTTCGCATTCAGAGCGAAGAAGGGGCCGGTAAAACGGCCTGCGGATAGGCCGAGGAGCGCGGCTACTCGATCAGCGAGCGCAGGCGGAATATTTTCTATGCTACCGGCTGGGCGGCGCACCTTCACGGGCTCGGCGCTGCCTACGTCAATAAGAACGAGACGGCCCAGCAACCCCTCCGAAATGTTGCCGCTCGAGAGTGCATTCCAGAACGTTGACGGTGTCGACACGCCGTGGATCGTAAAGCACGGCGCGACAATTCTGGCGATGTTGCCAGCCGCCTTCTCCTGCCCTCCCCAGAAGCCTTGAGGCGCCCCCGTTAGTTCCATGAGGGCTGTTGCGATCTCTGCCCTGTGCGTCGCGACGTTGCGCCCCGTATGATCCGATAACCAACGACCGAATTCGTCTTGGATGCAGACCGACGTTGGCGACTTGCGCAGCTTGTTCGTGAGACCGGGAAGGCTTCGGATCTGGTCCATGAACAACCACTCGCTGACCTTATCGCCGTAGTCGGTGCTATCGGCGAGAGCTGCGGAGGCGCGAATCGTGATGTCCTTACCGAAGCCAGATTCAGCAAGGCCGACAACGTAGAGGTTCGAGCGCAGGCCTGTGGGGCCTTTGTATCGCCGACCGATCAGACCGGCAGTAAATGCCAGCGAAGCCACTAGGGACAGATGCGGCGAAGGAAAGCGTGCGCACGAAACGATGAAGCGTGCAAAGTCGCCGACAGCTCCAGGCGGAAAGCAAAGATGCTCAGGCAGGCCGGTGGCCTGCGGCAACGTCGCTGGCTGCTCGTCGTCTTCTTGATCCTCTTCGGCATCTGCGACGTCGTCGTTTGCCGCAGCAGGCGCCTTTGACAGCCTGCCCAGTGTCATCCGCACGCCGAGCTCACGTTGTTGCCAGCCGAAGTCAGCAGGATCGCGACCAAGCTGGCCGCAAATCCAAAATGCTGCCTGCTGGGGGGAAGCCGCTCCGCCCCACTTTTCTACAAGAGAGATAGGTGTTTCCGGCTGCTCAAGACCGAAGTCCTGAATTCCGTCGCGATGAATGGAAATGTCTTCCTCGAGTTCGCGCCCGAGTTCCTTCGACTTGACACGCCATGAGCCCGTCCCGGCCTCCTTTCGCGCGGAAGAAAAAAGCGACGGCACCCAGGCGTCTGTGTTGTCGAGCGCCGCAGAGTTTACCCGCTGCCAGAAGGTAGTGCCGCTGCTTGGCACGGCGCGAAACTTCTTCGGAGTCCTGAGAGGACACCCATGGCCGGACAGATACGCCTCCGCCTCAGAGACGAAAGCCTCGATCGTCTCCGGCGTTATTTCTGGAAGGTCGTGTAGTGGCACATCAAGCGGAGACGGGCCGATCCATTCGTACGGCCGATGCGTCTCTGGGTGTATCCCGAAGCCGACGATTTGCTGACCGTCGCCCATCACCTCGACTTGGCATTTAAGCCCATTTACCGTGTATTCAGCGGTGGACGATTTCTTGCGAATCCCCGTGGCGCGAAACAGCAACATGACCTTCGGCGCCTTACCAACGCGGCGTAGGGCGAAGTCCGCGCCAGGCAGCAGGTCGGCCATTGCCGTTAGCGCGGCCGCCGTGTCTGGATCTTGAGCGTCGATGTCGATAGCGACAACCCTGCCGCACAGGATGCCGGTGTTTGTGTACGTTGGATACGCGACCGTGAGAGTGGAGATCTCTTCTGCGGAGCTAACCGGCGTGCGCCACCCTGCGACATCGGAAATCTTGCCGCGCGCTAGAACTGGCGAATAGCCGTTCGCGAAGAGCGCCGTGCGAATAGCAAGTGGGGTGAGATCAGACGTAGCTGTTGCGGCGATGCTGGTCACTATCGATTTCCTTTATTGCAAGAGCAGCGATGTCGCGACGCACAGATGGAGCCAGTGCGGCCGTTAACGAGCCATTCCCAGATTTGGGCGGATAGACATTCAACCTGCCGTCACGCGCCTCGATCAATTGGAAGTCGAAAAGCTTGATCTCGGGGCTGAGCTCGACGCTAAACGCCGCAATGGCGCGGAAGCCCTGCGGAGATGCCGGGCTGTAGAGACGGCGCACGTTGCATATCCTCATACGGCACCTCTCTGGAATTCGCTGGCGCGCCTCGCGGCTGCTCCAAGACGCTGCCATTCGGCGAAGAGGCGATCGCCATGCTTGTTCTCGGGTACATAGAGCGTCCAGTCTTCGCCCTCGGGAACGCGGAGTTTCGCTCGGAGGTCAACCTCAAAGGCGTCTAATCTTTGCTGCGCTGGAGTTTGTCTCGGCAAAAAAATCCTCCTCTCCGGCGCGAGGGCCGGTCGGCTTGTGTTCAACGATGCAAGGTTCAGATCATTAACCGGCGAAGCTCGCCGGGCGTCAAGGGGTACACACTAGATATAGTGCAAACACACGATTTGTGCCACTCTGCACTAGATGTTGTGCTTTAGTGCACCTATAACGGCGATCCAGAGACGCCGCCCAAACAAATCAACGTGATAAGACAGTTCCGCATCCTTTTTCTGGACAAACGCAACACGCTGATCGCCGACGAGGTGCAGCAGCAGGGAACAATCGACCACACGCCCGTCTATCCTCGCGAGGTGGTCAAACGCGCACTGGAGCTTTCC